ACACCACAGCACCGGAACCAGTCGAAGTTGTACCGCCTGTACCGCCGTTAGCTACCGGCAGTGTTCCTGTTACGTTGGAAGCCAGATTAACGAATGTTGTGGAAGTTGAGCCTGTACCACCGTTAGCAAGAGGTAAAGTTCCAGTTACATTACTTGCTAAATTAACAAACGTAGTAGATGTTGAGCCTGTACCACCAGAGGCTACTGGCAAGGCAGAGCCTAGAGTTAAAGAGGTTAAATAAGTGGTTGCGTCTACTACGTTAGTTCCGTTGTTAAACACAAACATTGACTTACCAGCAGCAACGGCTATGCCCGTACCAGATGTATTTTTAACGGTTACTGCGTCTGCTAAACCATTGTTTATTAAGTATAATTTTTCAATTTGACAGCCTGAACCCAAGATTAAGTTTCTAGCACCGCCAGAAGTTCCTGTAAGGTTTAAACGCAAATTACGAGCTGTTTGAGCGCCACTAGTATCCGTAAGGGTAATAGTAACGTCTGCACTAGAAAAAGCGACATCCGCAGATCCTGTAATTGCCTCGCTTACAGCTACTGAGAAGTTATTGTTAGTTGAAGCTCCCCAAGTACCAGTCTGTTCTCCAGTACCAATTAGCTCTATCTTAAGATCGCTATATGTCGATGCCATAATTTATCCTTACTTTATTACGTTAATAATATCCATTTTATGCTGCTATTTCAACCCAATTTGGGGTTTGACTGTCGTTAATAGTAATCCAAACTGATACGGAAGTTACGCTTGCTATACAGCTAACTCCTATTAAATCTACAATTATATTTCCTGTTTCTACTGTAACCGTTCCAACAAAACCTGTAGCTTGTAAGCCTGTAACTTGAGCATTAGCTGCTCCCGCTATAGAAACTGACCCTACAAAACCCGTACCCGATACACCTGTAACTTCTACTGGGTTTACTATAATAGTCACAGACCCTGCTGAACCTGTAGCTAAGAACGATACATTCCCTTCACCCCAAGCTGCGACTCCCCATCCTTGGCTACCAAAACCTCCTAAGGCTACAGTAACATCGCTCATGCTGCTGTCCTAATTAATGTCCAATTCGGGCTTTGATTATCGTCAATTAAGCCCCAAATCAACACTTGTCCTACTTGTCCTGTGCCTTGCACTCCTGTTACACCAACACTAGCAGAAGCAGCGGTTGTTACGCTTCCTACTAGTCCTGTGGCAGATACGCCTGTAACTAAAACTTCAACACCAGGTATAGCTACTACCGTTCCTACTGCTACAGTACCTGCTACCCCTGTAACATTTATAACTGCCGTACCTGTTACAGAAACGCTGCCTAAACTAATGGTTCCAGCAACTCCTACAACAGAAACACCAATACCTTCTTCAACCGTTACCGAGCCAATACTACCTGTAGAAGTTAATCCTGTAACTGCAACATCTTTACTAATTGCAATTGTTACTGAGCCTACAGTTGCTGTACTAGAAACTCCAGTTAAATCAACTAAAAGAGACCCATCAATTGTTACACTGCCAACCTCTCCAGAACTACTAACCCCTGTTACAGTAACGCCAGAACCAGCTGCTACGGTAACAGCCCCTACTTGTCCTGTACTTGACAGCCCAGAAACTGAAACATCAGCACCAGCCTGTGCTACGACAGAACCTACAGAAACTGTTCCTGTTACACCTGTAACACTAACACTTGATGCACCAGTAACATCAACACTACCAACTTGTCCTGTACTTGTTACTCCAGTTACACTTACAACTGCTCCTGCTGCTACCGTTGCACTACCTAACTGCCCAGTACCAAAAACACCTGTTAGGTCTACTACTGCATTCTGTTCGGCTTGTACAGTGACAGAACCAATCTGTGTTGTGCCTACTACACTAGCGCTGCCTTCACCCCACGGACTTTCGCCCCAGCCGCCATAACCCCAGCCGCCTAATACAACGTCTACGTCAGTGTAGCTCTCTCCCCAAGGACCGCCACTCCACGCACCGCTTCCCCAGCCCGAATAAGTTGGCACCTAACCATTCCTAGGCTATGCGGATAATTGCGTTGCTTGAGTCTGCTGTTGGAAATACAATCGTAAACGTACCAGCAGTAGATGTCTTAGCACCACCAAAATCAAGGATACATACAGATGGATCACCAGCAGCTGTGTCGTTATAGATCATTGCGCCATATGCTGTAATGGTTGCAGATGTAAATGACAAGTCAGCAAAGTCTGTAAACGCTGTAGTTCCAGAAGATGTTGGGGTAATGTTAGTTAAAGTACCACCACCAGCAGAGTATGTTCCAGAGTTTGCTACTTCGTTTGTATTTGTATACGCAGTAGTTGCTGCTGTAAATGACGCTGAGTTGTCATACATTGCTAATTTAAAAGTATTACCAGTACTAGCGGTAAAGTTGTGCGTTCCTGTCATCAGCTGTACCTTAAAGCTGGTGCACATAAAGTTGCCTGTAAAAGCCATGATTTACTCCTCTAAAAGTTTAATTAATTCAGGATGACCAGCTTCCCGTAGCTTGTGGGCTAGTGTTACACGATCAAATTTTACTACTTCATTCATATAAAAAACTAATACTCCCCGAATATGATTACGAAAAGCAATTGCTTGCTCCCGAACCAAAGGATGAGACTGATCCCCTACTTGAATAATTTTGTCTAACGCACGTTCGGCTATCTCTTCTGGAGAAAAGCCACCGTGATCTTTAGTAAAGACTTGAATCCCGCTGGACTCACCTAAACCTTGTACGCTAATCATTTTACTGGATACCTTACTTGACCACTACGATAAGAATCTTGACGATCTTTAGCATCACCCAACTGCTTGAGTTCTGCCATTGCTCTGCCATAGCGCTCTTTATATAAATTAACGGTGTCTGCATCTGACTTCATAAAGTCAGCCGCTTCTAATAACGCACCATACAACAACACAGAATCAAAGTTATCACCAAGCCAGCTTGTGCCAGCAGTAACAATTGACTGCGGGTAGTAGAAATAATGTAGTTCTACTGCATAGTTTGCGTCTGGAGTAGGTCCAAGAATGAAAGTATTGTCATCAAATATGGCGTAATACTGAGGCTCTCCATAAAAAGCAGAGTCTGTATCTGGATAAGATTCACGAATAAAGTTCACATCTTTATTTAAAAGATAGTGATATTCATTAGCAGCATTAATTACTGCAAGGCTAAACGTAGCTAACCAATCCGATGGAGTGGCTAGATACTTGTTACCGCTAGTCGTATTTCCCGTTGTATTCTTACGGAAAGCGGGCATTTGCACCGTGTTATAGACGCTCTGCTCGGCAAGCTGTACAAACCTAGCAATCTGTTCAGCCGAAGTAAACGACCCAACAGTTGCTGGGAAATCGTTTTCAGCAAAACCTTTGATTGCAGCTGTTAATTGCGTGTAATTCATTACGCCATTGGTCCTCTAGAGGTAAAACCTTTAGTGGCACATCCAGATCCACGTTGCTTAATGCCATTTGTTTTAATGTTATCAGCAGCTGGATTACCCATTGATACACGTTTTGCTGGCATACCAACGGTAGTGCTATCTGATGATACGCTATTAGGATCTACTAACTTACCTTGATTTGGTTTCATTTTTTTACCGTCCATAGTATGTGGCTCGGCATAGACCTTGGCATCGCCAACTTCTTTACCCATCACTTTTTGAGAAAACTTAGCCATGATTAACGACCTCGTCCTGCTGATTTACGCATACCTTGGTTCTGAACTTTAGCCAAATTACGTCCAATTTTCTTCATTACGTCTTGGTCTTTGCCCAACATCTTTGGCTTTGACTTTAATACTGAAGCTGTTGGTCCGCTATCACCTAAGTTGCGTCCTTCTGTCTTGCCTTTTTTGGCTACACCGTCTGCATCACGTTTAAACATTTTTTACTCCTAAGTTGTTGTTACTGTTACGACACCTACCACACAAGATGGGGCAAGATCATTTGGTGTTAAACCGTTATCTCTAGCACCGCCAACAGGGTTCCATCCCCACTGAAATACTCTGCTACCCCCTTGGGGTACTCCATTTGCATCTGGGTTAACGCTATTGGTTAATATTACCTGTAAACCGTTATTTCCAGAAACTGTATAACTGATGTCTGGTCTTGGTTCCATTACCGCCTGTGGGTCATCAACAGGGTACATACCTAATGATAACTGCGGTTGATCTGGTTCCCAACACTCAGGACAAACCTTAATATTCTTCATTTGCTGCTTTACAACCAGCTTTCTAAGCTCTTTTAGCTTATAGCGCTGACCGCATCGATCACACTCCGCAATGGCAAACTTGCCACTACTGTATTTATTAGCCATAGAACGTAGTCCTTGGCACGAATCTAGAGGCGGCTTTCTCCCTATCCTCCGTAGATGCCATCAACCATTGTTCTTCGTATTCACTCTTTAAGAACTGCATTCTTGGCAGTCCATCTGGAAGCTTTTGTGACAAGTAAAACGCCAATCCAGCCACCATACAAGGCAACAAACGGAAAGGAATATCTGGTTCTACTGTGCCGTTAGTGCCAGCGTCCTGTATTCTGCGTAGTCTCCAATAGACAAAGGTGTAAGGACCACCACCAGCATCAGGGGTGGGCCAAACGTTAATACAAGGAAGGTTCTGTACTGTAATGGCTGCGCCTGTTGTATGACTAGCTGCAGTAGTACCGTTTTGACCACGATAGCAGTTTGTTAATACATTGCCTACAACGTTAGCGTAGCTAATAGTTTCGTTATCAATCTTAATAAATCCACCGATAGGAAGAGCGCTGGCGTTACTAACAGTAATAGATGTAGTTGTAGAGTCGATTGTGCCGTTCAAGGTAACAGAGGTAGAGTTACTTTGACCAGTTTGGCGGTTAAACCACATTTGAATAGGGCGACCAGTAGTCAACTTATTAGGGATTGTGGAGTAGGTAGACTCTGAAATACGGGTAATGTTGATGTCAATCTGGTTAGACTGAACACCGTTATTTTGGCGAACAACAGTATCTAAAAGGTCAATTGTATTTACAGGTACAGGATAAATAGCCTGTCCAGTAACCATTTCAATCTGACCTTGTTCAATAGTCCACAGATTAATACCACGATTAGCCCACTCTACAGTCATTAAATTTAAAGACCTACGTGCGGTACGCATATCGTAACCAGTACGCAGCTCTGTACCACAACGCTCAAAAGCCTCTTCGATGAGGTTATTGAGGTCTAAATTAAATGTAGTTGCGCCAGATGTACTCATATCTTCCTAAACGGCTTTACTTTTGCTTTTACCTTTTGCGGCTGCGGCACGAACTGCTGTCCCCGTGCTTTTCCTGCTCGTTTTGCTTTTGTCGTTGCTGCGTACTCCTGCGGGCTTAGGGCTTCTATTGCTTTTTTTGGCAGGTACCGTTCCCCCGTCTTGGACGATGGTTTCCCTGACTTGGTTGTCCACTTCTGGTCTCCCCAAGCCTTTAAAGATTTTTGCGATTTTGCTAATCCACTCATTTATATCCACCGCCAGCCGCCTTATATTTTTTTGCTACTAGTTGTGCTTTACGAGCAGACCATTGACCTGCGCCAGTACCATGTGTTGCAGCAGCTTTAACCTGAGAAACAATCCGTTTACGTAAGCTAGGCTTTGTGTAATTGCCAGCAGCATTAACCTTACCGCCTTCTTTAAACTGGGTAAAGTCAGTGTCATCTCTACGGGCTTTTCTTTTCCCGTTAGGCATTTTAGAGGGGGATATAGCTCCCATTCCTCTGCTAGGTCTCATACCATTCTTCCACGGGTTTTACCCTTAGTGCAGCATCCATCAGCTCGTTTAGACGCTGAGGATATTTTACCACCCTTGGCTTTTTTAACTGGTTCTTTGTACTTAGGTGGCTTACCTTTAAATACATCCTCAAGACTACGCTGATCCATTCTATCGGTAGTAACTTCTTGCAATGTACGTTGATCCATCTTTGCCAAAGTGTCTTTAGCTACTTGTTCAAGACTGCGTTGATCCATGTTTTTAACTTTATCTACTACGTAATCTCTAGCTTTACGCAATGGATTTAAAATTAAATTGCGAGTCTCTTCGTTTTCCTTACGGTCATCTTCGTAAGTCTGGTCATATCCGTTATTTGCCATGATTAAGCCCTTGTCTTTCCACGAATTGCACAACCATCAGCACGTCTAGATGCTGAGGAAACAGATCCACCACGTTTAAACGCACCAGATCCACCATCGTCAACCATTTCTTCTTTTTGACGTTTAACTGGAATCTTCTTGCCAGATTTAGTGGCTACTTCTTTAACGCCTTTTCCTTCGGTTGGATTACCAAAGTTTGGCTTACCCTGCTTAACAGGAATATCTTTGCCTTTAACAGAAACATTTCTGGTTGGCTTTAATGCATCCAAAGCTTCGGACGGGTTAAATCCTTCTTCAGCTCTACGAGTAGCATTCTTAGCTGCGCCTTCAGCAGCCTCTTTAGCTGTGCGCTTTGCACCCATTTCCATTACTTTTCTAAGCATTGGCTTAAGTAACCCAGATGGATTAATGTAGTCTTCTGGATGAACTGGCACTAAAGCTTGTTTTTTAGTCAAGTCTTCCATGCGCTTTCTTTCTGCATCCATATCCACTGCTGGCTTAGTAGGTGGAGCAACCGTTTGAGAGACCTTAGAGGTGCTTTTAGAAGCTGCACGAGTCACTGGGGCACCAATATCACGAGACTCTTCACTGGCATTCTCTACAAACTTCATAGCCTTGCTACGAGTATCTTCGTCAATGCTAGGAACTGGATTCTCTGGATCTACTGTTGAATATCCACCATTAGAGAACTTGCGTAGCTTCTTTTTCATCTTAGCAACCCTTCATCTTAATCATGGTGCCCTTGGTTTTGCCTTTAATTTCAATGCCACCACCACGAGCCATACAAACTTTACCGCCCTTTTTAAGGGTAGATAGGTTTGTTTTCTTACCGCCATGCTGTTGTTTATCATGCATACCAACAGCTTTTTTAACCATTTTCTTGTCTTGGGCAAGGTCTTTCTTCATCTCACCTTTTTCTGAGTGAGCCATGCCACCTTTTTTGAAGTTGCCTACTGCCGCATTTTTTGCTCCAGCGCCTACTGCGCCTGGCATACCCATAACATATTTACCAACACCCTTAACAGTGTCTTTTATTTTTTTAGTGACTGGATTTTCATCTGTTCTTTCAATATCTTCGCCAGGTAATTTAGGGGTTTTTCTACCCATACCAGCCTTCATAGCTGCTTCCATCACGCCTTTGTGAGTGGAATCTTCTAATCCAC